TGCACGCACCTCCAAAGTCTGATTAAGCAATTTCTAATTTATCTTTAATCTTCCGGATATCATTTTCCATTATATTCGTCCGGACAAGAAGAAGTTCCTTTTCATTTTCTACCTTCAATGCTTCATCCAGTTTTCTGCACAAATCGGCATGTCCCTCTGCAATAATTCTGATATTGCGGTTTGTTTCATTCTCAAGGGTCATTTCAATACTGGATACACGGCCTTTTAAATCCCGTATGTCCGTTTTCATGCCTTGCATATCAGTCTTCATTCCCCGCATATCAGTCTTCGTACCTTGCATATCAGTCTTCATACCCTGCATATCAGTCTTCATACCTTGCATATCAGTCTTCATACCTTGCATATCAGTCTTCATACCCTGCATATCAGTCTTCATTTCTTTCATATCCGACTTCATGTTCTGCATATCTGCCTTCATATTCTGCATGTCAGTCTTCATTTCCTGCATATCGTTTTTCATATTCTGCATATCAGAATATATCGCCTGTAACATTTCGTTTTCTGTCATAGAATGTCCTCCCCTTATAATTAGTGCCACTCATACGGTGTGCTTTGGTATACGTAATAGTTCTACCAGTTTCAACATAAAATTACCCACGAAGCCGCTTATTTACTGGATTTCTTTTTGGAATTGGTGTGTAAGTTACACACTATTTACACACTAACATACTTTCAATCCAAAATCTATTACATTATTCCTATCATTTTCAACGATACGTTCAATGTCATTTGCAGATTTTTCTTCTGTTACGTGCGTATATAAATCCATTGTCATTTTAAGTGTTGCATGACCTAAATATGATTGAACAACTTTCGGCTGTATTCCAACTTCAAAACATCGTGTGGCAAATGTATGTCGAAATGTATGCCCACTAAAAACCGGAAATTCATCTGCAAATTCTCTTGTAAGATTAATCTGCTCAACAATTCTTTTAATTGAAGCAGAATAAATTTGAGAATTTATCGGTGTATTAAATTTAGTAACAAATAAAAAATCATTCTGCTGTTTAGGCCGTTTCTTACTGACAACATCTTTTAATGCAAATTGCTTTTCAAGATATTTGCGGCATTTGCGATTTATAGGAACTTTTCTATAACTCTGTTTCGTTTTTGGCGGTTCGATATGAAATGTTTTGCACTCATCATCAAGATATTTTTGATACACCAATGTTTTATTAACATTTATGTACCCATTTTCAAAATCAATATCTTCCTTTGTGAGTGCGAATAACTCTCCCGGTCGCAATCCGGTATTGACGGCAACGTTGTATAAATTGTCATAAAAAGTGCCGGCACAAACTTCAAAAAACATATCTTGCTGTTGAAGTGTTAATGCTTTTGCATTAATCTCTTTATTTGCTCTTAACTTAACGCCCTTTGCTGGATTCCTTATCATCAACTCATCTTCCATTGCCCTGCCAAACATATCAGACAAAATGACTTTGATTTTGTTTTGACGTTCATATTTATATCCGTTGTCACTGGCAGTATCAATAAGTTGCTGTATATCCGACTTGACAAACGAATTTATCTTGCCATTTCCCAAAAAAGGTGATATATTTTTATTGTAAATGTGAGTGTATTCCCTAAGCGTGTTGGGGCGTACACTTTTCTTTTTATATAATTCTACCCATTTTTTAAACCACTCATCAAGAGTAATTTCATTACGGATACTGAATAGATTTTCGTTGTCAGCAATTGCAATAGCAAGTTCTTTGCGTAAATCAGATAACTTGCGATTGTAAATCGTCTTTACATTTCCGAATCTATCTTTGTACCGACCTTGATATGCTCCATTTTTACGCTGAGTAATTCCTGCTCCCAATTCTTTGCCTTTTAAATCTTTTCCCATGTATATAGCTCCTTTCAAAAAAGAAGCCGTGACATAACAATCACATATTACTACATCACGGCTCATATTTCAACGTATGATTATATTTCTCTTGTTTTATCAATAAATTTTTCAAATTCCCTACGTTTAACAAGGCATTTCCCTTTGCCTACAAAAAAGGCAAACGTACAGCCGGGTTGATTCAGTAATTCTCTAATTTTATTAAGCCCAATGTTGCTATATTCTGCTGTTTCTTCAACCGTCAACAATGCTTTCTCCCAAATTGGGATTGTTTTATTCATGTTATCAGTCCTTTCTATTTTGTTTTTTATGTCAACTATGCGGCGAGAAACTGTGGCTTTTGATAATAATATTTTTTGACTTATCTGTTCCAAGCTCTTGCCGCAAGCTAACATTTTAAATATTTGCATTTCCTCTTCTGTAAAGTTGGCATTTTCGATAATTTTTTCAAGTTCCGGCTTAGTTAATTCCGAAAAATTCATAAGCCGTTTCCTTTCAATTATTTGTTTTTGCGCTCCGGGCATTTACCAGTACGGTTCTTACAACCGTAAATTGCCGCACCTTGCTTATTTGTGCCTAAATAAAACTTATGCTTGCATTTATCACAGCCTTTGTCAGTTGCACTATTTATGTTCATTTTTAGCACCTCGATTCCATTTAAAAACTATGTTATTGTCCTGCCGCCAGTATGTATTATCATGCGGGCTTTTTAATCCATTTTCACGGCATTTATCCCAACACGATTGGCACAACTGCCCCATTTCACGGTCTATAGGATTGCCGCAGTGGTAGCATAGATTATTAGCTTTGCGATACTCTTTTATATCTATTTTGTCGTAATATTGCTTTCTATGTACTTGAGCGTCCCTTTTTAAGCATACTGCGCATTTTGCTTTAGGTTTCACCGCCGGGCGTTTACCACACCGAGTGCAAATACCTTGTTCTTTTCGCTGTTGGTACAGCGCCCTCTGCTGTTTTTTGAATCTCTCATTGTATTGTTTTTGTTTTTCATCGGATATGGGATTGTTTGCACGGTATATAGCTTTTCTTGCTAAACATTCCGGGCAAATATGTTCATCGCCAAAAAGTTTGTTTTTTTTGCATTGCGGACAAATTTTGTATTCTTTGCACCACTCGCGAAATTCTTTTTCACGTTCGTTATTTTTCTTTAAACAATCCGAACAGTAGTAACCAGTTCTGTCAAGCGGTTTTCCACAACGTGGACATAATCCATTTTCTTTGCGTCTTATGTAACAATTGTGACTAATTTCCTTTTGCGTTAATGCCATTTTATTTCCTCAAACTATCCTTTAAAGCTTCAAATTCTTTCGGCGGTTCTGAATATGCTTCTACGTCTTCTGTATCGCTCATAGACGGCTTATTCTTGTCCGAAAGAAGATTTGTATTGTTTTGGTATTTTTGCTCGATTTGAGCCTTTAGTGAATTTTGATTTACTTTTTCGATAAGTTTCTGAATTTCTGCCGGCACTCTTTTAATTTCTTCCGCCCGGCTTGTAACGCTTCTGTAAGTTTTGATAAAATTGGACTGTATTACGGTTTCAATCGCTTTGTAATCGGACGTTGCCCAATTTCTTAGATTATCGGGATTCCCAACAGCTTCTTGAACGGTCGGCGGAAGCCTTGAAAACTCCTCAACTGCACCATATGTACCATTCCGCAATGCTTTACTCACTAAACTCCATGCTTCCATTTCATTCAATTCCTGCGGCTGTGAAATCATTTGTATTTTTGCTATCAGTTCTCCTATACTCGGTGCAAATCCGCTTGTATCCGATGTTACGTAAGCTTTTAACGCAACCGAAATTTGATTGTAGTTGTAATCCTCTAACATCATGCACCACACGTCAACCGTTTCCGAAATATTGTTCGGCTTATAATTCGGATAGCTGTCGCACATAATCCGAATGATTTTGACTGTTTCTTCTCTTGTCAATCATTGCCACCTGCCTTTACACATTGTCCCAATCAATAGTACCCTTACTGAAATTTTTATTAGATACTATATTTTGGTTCAAATAATTTTCAAATTTTGTTCCGAACAAGGTTTCCGGACGCAAATATTTTTCCATATCTGTACCCAACCATTCACCCGCTTTTTTGTCTATTACCTCGTAAAAATCAGATTCTTTATACCCGTCTTCTATCCTTGCGTGTATATGCCGTTTCGTTGACTGCGTATTGTACCTGTATTTAGTATTACATCTTTTATTCAAGTAGTCGATAACATTCATATACACCACATTGTTTTCCTTTTCATTTGCATTGTCGGGCAAATTGGTATCAGATGTTTCTTCAATGCTGTGGTCTAATAATGGTGTGTCATTTCTGATTGAATCAACAATATCATTAACGTATTTTCTGAATTTTTCAGATTTAATCCGTTTTGCCGCACTCAATACTCCTGCAAGAACTTTTTCCGATTTATTCCAATTGTATTTGTACCACCGCAATATCAGTATCTCTTTCGTATTTGAATCGTATTTTATAACATCGTGTACTTTGTCGAACCGCTCAAGAAGCCTTACGATAGTGTCTTTGCTATAGCCTGTATGCCTTGCCATTTGCGAAAAATTCACTTCGTAGCACCCGCAGATATTCGTCTGTGGATTAGTTAAAATGTACATGTAAAAATACTTGTCTTCCGGTGTAAAATCATCTTCAACTTTGCTATCCGTCCAAAATGCCAATTGGACATTTCGATATATTGCCATATTATCGCCCCTTATCTGTTATTCAAGTTCCGTTGCTTTGTTACTTTACTAAATCATTAATATTGATTCTAAATCCGTCAAATGTCTTGCCACCACTTCGGTTATATTCTGCGGTATCAAAAAACATCAAATTCCCCTCTCTGTCAGTTGCCATGCTTACACCGTTCCGTGTAAGGCTGGATTTTAACAGGTCAAGTAAGATTTGTATTTCGTGTTTTGTATCATCTGTCATAATCGGCTTTCCTTTCTTAAATAATCCATGTAGCCTATAGACTGTTCAAGTACATACACTGATATAGCATTTGTAAGCCTATCTAAAAGCTCTTTACTGCCTTTGTTTAAGTTGTAAGTATTTCTTACAACTTCACCAATCTGTGTGTACTGTGCTTTGCCTTGGCTATTTATGTATTTCGTTAAATCCATAACAGATTTATTTTTAATCTGTTTTCCTAAAAAATCAGTTATTTCAAACTGTCCATTTTTTGTCATGTCATGCCCTTTCCTATCACTCAAATGCCCAGCATATCAGTGATATAGCCGCAACTACAAGTAGAAATGTAATAATCTGATGAAAATATACGGAAATCATCAATTTGCAAATCACAAATGTTCCTGCGGCAAACATTATTACGACTAAACCTCTTACGATTCCTTTTATTATGCTTTTGATTTTCATTTGCATTAATCCTCTCCAATTGGTGTGTCTGATTTCATCAAAATTTCTACAATTTCCTGTATTAAGTAGAATCTGCTCATGCGCCGATGACAGCCGTCACACTTGTCTTTCGGGCATTTGTAGGTCTGCTTGTAAGCCCTACACTGGTTATCTTTCAACTGAATCACCTACTTTCTTTGATTTTTAGTTAGTTGTTTTCTTTTCTTTCAAAACTCTCGCAAGGCACATCAAGTAAACAGCCACACTTCTCGTATTCCCTTGTTCCCCAATATACCTTGTATCTGTAAGAGTTTTCGCAATTAAAACAGAAGTCCTTTCCGTTATTCATTTTGCAACTTGTCTTTTTATCCTCTAACTTTTTCCCAAGACTTTCATTTATTCTTTTAAGTTCTTCTATCTTTTTCTGCAATTCCTCAGAATCTTCAATAAGCTTATTGTATTTCTTTTTACTTATAATCTTCATTCTGCTTTACCTCCTGTTCAATAATTTCTTCCAGTTCTTTTATGATTTCTGCGTTTACCCTTGAAATGCACTGCGTAACTGGTCTATCAAGCCAAAAACAAATAGCTCCCACTTCTTTTCCATGTTTAACAAGTAGCTTTTTATCTCCGCCAATTACGCATTCATAAATGCCATGAGTTTCGCCTTTTATATTGTCCTTAAAGTGCTTTATGATTTTAAGATTTTCAATCATTCTGCTTCGCTCCTTTCAATTGTTCATCTTTGTAAATATTTGCCATTTCTTTAATGTCACATTCGCCTTTGCAAATATTTTTGTTTAGCCATTCAGCAAAATCATCAACAGCCCTGTTATAAGCCTTTCTCTCATATTCTTCCACATTCTCAAATGTTGTACAGTCTGCGTAAAATTTTTCTTTTGGGTCTATTTCGGCAGAATACCCAACATTACATTTGTGTTTTTTAAAATTGTAGTGAACACAATCTCCGCAACGAGTAATCACTTTTCCACTAGCCATCATCTTCGCCCACTTCCTTAAAAAGAAATCCCATTGAATGCTCATCAAGGTTTAATTCCGTTCCATCAATATTGCCATTTAGCTTGCTCTGACAGTGACATAATAGCGTCTCAAGGTCGCAAATTCTACCTGCCCTATATTCACTTCTTATGAAGTCAAGAACTCTGTTTACACTTTCTATCCTGTACTTTACTATCTTTGAATTGTAATCAAGTCTTATATCTGCAATTTCTTTTTCATGCCGTCTGATTTCAGCTAAATCACATTTGCAAAATTCATAATCGCTAATAAGTTTTTCCTTTGTATATCTTGCAATTTCTTCCGCTGTATAGCCTTTAATTTCGCTCATTAACTCCTACCCCCTTTCACTTACAAGCATATCTGCTTTGATAAGTTCATAGATAATATCAAGGTATGTCCTGTGGTCTCTGTATCGGCAATTTGCGTCTTTGTGTATTCTTGGGTCATTATCTTTCCAATCATTAACATCGAAAATCGCACTGCTCACAAAAAGCATTTTGCACCCCCTTGAAACGCAAAGATAATAACAACCATTCTTTCCATATTCGCCCTTACATTTCTTAAATCCGAATTTTTCAAATTCTTTGGCTTTAACTTTCGGAATTAGCATTGTTTTCACCCGCTTTCAGCAAATCCATAAATTTCTCATACTGCTTTTGTGACACCTTGTTATATCTCTTATCCTCTCTGATTTCGATTTTAAGGTGTTTTTCTGCAATGTGTGACAGTTCCTTTGCAAGATTCTTTCTGCCCTGCTGTATGCCGTCACGGTAGCCTTTAGACGGCTTGTAATCATCAATCTGTGCTTTTCCCTCGCCCTGTGAACCACTTGTTTTGTTCCTTAGCTGGTATCCTTTGTCGGCATAAGCCTTAATGTAATGCTGCTCCTGCTTATCAAGTTCGGATTTCGGAAAATGCAGAAATCCTATCTTCCAGCCACAAGGATTGCTTTTTGAGTACAATTTGTGCTTTTTGAGCGATAAATCAATATGCTGGAATCCGACAAGGTGTTGTGCAAGCCTTGTCAGAATATGTACAGCCTGCCCGATATAGGCATATTTGAATCCGTTTTCATCAATTCGTGTCAAAAAGTATATGCCGCTTTCCTCGTCAAGCTTTGAATTGACTTCTAATAAACGTTTTTTATTGTTCTGTTCAATCGCTTTTGCCTGCCTAATACTTTGATAATTCAAATTTCATCACTCCAATCTATCATTTGACCGCAATTATCACAATAACGCAAAAAATAATCTCCAAACGGGTTTCCTGTGTCCGTTTTTAAATCATATTTACAACAAGGGCAATCGAAACTGTTAGTATCATTTTCTATGGGCTTCTTTGGTATCCGCTTTTCAAGTGCCGCCTGGCATTCTTCCAAAGTCCCAATCTTGCGATATTGACGCCAATCACTTAATGCTTCAAAATAATTGCTTCTCATATCCTTTAATTCTTCCGGCGTGCCGATTGCACGGTACTGTTGTACTTTTTCAAGCGCCTGTATTGCAAGACCAGATGCTTCTCTTGATATGTTACTTCCAAATGGCATATCAATATTCTGCTGAAACTCTTTAATCGCTTCATTTTCTGTCATACTCACACCTCTTTAATTAAATGGTAATCCCTCATCAGCTACGCCATCTGGAATTGACATAAAACCGTCTGAACTAGCATTACCGCCCATAATTCCATTGTTATTATTGTTCTGCTGATTAGCACGACTTTCACAAAATTCATGTCTTTCAACAACACAATCATCAGTGTAGACTTTCTGTCCGTCCTTGTTAGTGTAATTGCCTGTCTGCCATCTACCCTCAACGATAATCTTAGTCCCCTGATGAAGATACTTCTCCGCAAACTCTCCATTCTTGCCAAACGCGATACAGTTAATAAAGTCTGCTGCCTGTTCGCCCTCTTTCTTAAAAGCTCTGTCAACAGCTAATGTGTACCTTGCTACTGCCATACTTCCGTTTGCTGTCTGCGAATATCTAACCTCTGGTTCTCTTGTTAATCTTCCACATAAAATCACACGATTCATTACTTTTCCTCACTTTCCACCTTTTCAAATCTATATTTCTGTGTTGCGTTCGGGTATTTTCCCCTGTCAACTTCACTCATAAACATTTCGATAGGTCTATTCCAAATCGTACCCTCATATTCATAGACAACTGTCAATTCTTCTGTTTCAGTATGCCTTGATATGCCTATCACTGTTACAATTTTACCTAACTTAAAATGTCTGTATTTCTCACCTTTCTTAGGTAAAGGTCTGTCAAATTCTGTACTGATGTTATCTGCCTTAAAATGCCTTGTGAGTAACGCAAGGTCACAGTTTGGCTTATCTTCGCCATCAAGGTCAAAATCTTCCGACTGTTCAATGTGTAACTGCTGCCACCACTCACCCCGCATAGCGTCCATATAACTTTCTAAGTCCTTAGAAGTAGTATTTCTGTCAGATACCAAATATCCACATATTCTTAATATTCTTGCCATACTTATTCCTCACTTTCTTCTGACCAGTCTAATCTTTGACCGCAATACCAACAATATTCAATTCCACTTACGCAAATAGTGTCTTTGCAAGTAGGACACCGGCAAATTTCCCCTTGTGTAGTGATAAAATCTCTTAATTCACTTTCAATATCAGCACAAGTCACATTTCTTATTTCAGGCTTCTTCGGTATCTGCTTTTCAAGTGTCTGTACAATCAATTCCATATTTTTAAGTGGTATATTATATAACGCTTTTATTTCATTACAACCCATTGATTTAGCTTCTTTAAGAACTGCACTGTAATCATCTGCTAACTGTTTGATAAGTTTGTCTTTTTCTTCCATATTCTCTCCTATTCCGCTTCTGATTGAAGCCATTCAATAATCTTCGGCACGCAAATATCTTCTGTACCATTGCAACTGTCACAGTCATCGCCGCACACAACACAGTCTGCGCAATGTTCAGACACATCGTAAATGTATTTTGCCAATTCTTCATCCGACATATGCCTGATTCCGTCAGCATTAGTCTGTCTGCTATCACATTTACAACAAGACTCATTATCTCTCGAATTGCTGTTGTGCTGGCAGTTGCGAGAAATCTTTTCTTCGCTATCATCAAATGCTTTTAAAAACATTTCAGCAATTTCTTTCTCATATGTACCGCACATACCTTTGCAATCAATATCCGCAATAACCCTCGAAAAGAAATCTTTGAATTTGTCAGCAATATAATCTCCTGTAAAATCTTTAGGTATGTCAATTATTACTTTCATTTTCTCCACCTCTCAATTCTTCCAACTTCTTAAATTAAGTCCGCCACACCTAATACAATAAAACTTTTTATATCCTCTGGCATATTTACACAAATAACCACAATGTTCGCAATATTCTTTTCCGTTACTAACTGATATTTTTTTAGGTTCTGACACATTTTTCCTCTCGAACAACTCTCCGTGTTTGCATTCTATACAATAATCATAGTCTTCTTTATACTTGCAAATATTACAATCAATCATTGTTACCTCGCAATCCTTTCAGTTTTGCTTCTGCTTTGGATTTTGTGAGAAATACTGTTTTGCCAAATTCCATTACATCAATTTGACCAGATAAAGTCCTGTCATCCGATTCATAATCGCAAAACAGTATAGTTTCTCTATTTTTAAAACAATCCAAATGGAAGTCCTTAACTGTAAACTTGTCTACATCTTTTCCAAATCCTGCAAAATCAAGAAAAATTTTATCTCCCACCTTGCAAGGCAACTTAATAAGCATGCCCTGTTCCTCTAAGTCTTCATATTCTTTTAGCTTCTCCCTTAACTCAGCCATAGCCCATAAGTTACGATAGAATACAGCTAAAAGTCCTATTGTGTCACTCACTCCAACTGACAACATTTCAGCCATATACTGGTCAAATCTCTCATCTGACATATAAGATAAATCTTCATCACACATATCTTTGACAAGTTTTCTAACGAGCTCTCTGCTGTCAATATCCTGCTCATAATCCCTATATCTTGCATTGTGTTTTTCATCTATGTAACAACTGTTATGTGCCAATTCAAGCATATTCATATCAGATGTTGTCTTGTTACTTGTTAATCTCTCCATTTCTGCTCCTTTCTAAAGCGGACACTCGCAATATCCTTTCGCCTCTCTCATAATTCTTTCAAACTCTTCGTTAGAAATGCCATATATCTCTATGTACTCGTAATATGGAGACCATAATACAGCGATTTCATCTTTGATATAAATAGGTAATCTGAAACTATGTGTCAATGACGGAGTATTAAACATCTGTATTCCATCTTTGAATTGATTTTTTAAAAATTTAATCAGATTTTCAATTCTCAAAACGGACATTCATCTCCTTTCCTTAAAGTCCAACTCTTGCCCTGTTCCGCAACATCCACATTCGCCACATTTACAGCGTTTTTCATCTTGGCAATAAAACTATCCTTATCAGCATTTTCGCTTGATAAATGGCACATTATGACGTTCTGCAAGCTATTTGAATGATTTGCCTTAACAAAATCGCAAGCCGTGTCAATAGATAAGTGACCTCTGAAAACGTGATTAGCTTTGCCTGTGTTATCCCTGTCGATTAAATCCTTGTCATAATTCACACCTAAGAGAATGTGGTTTATGTCTTTAAACTTCCACTTAATCAATTCTGTGTCAGTGATGTAAAGCAACTTACCCATTTCCTTATGAGTGATTAAAAATCCGTAGCAAGGGCATTCCGTTCCGTCTGCATTAGTGTGTGTCCACCTGCCATCTACTGTAGTTAATTCAAACCCTTGTACTACAAATCTACTTTTTCTAAAAGTTGTATTATGTGCTATATGTGGGGTTAAATATGGTCCATATACAGGTATTCCCATATTGGTTAGTTCCTTAACCGATTTACTATGGTCTCCTAACCGTGGGCGTGACTTACTATCACGCCCGATACACTCCTTATATCCCAGTTCAAGCCTTTCTTAATTTCCTTAATGCTAATTCCGCAGTCAAGGATAAGTGTTTCTCCATTATCTGCCTGCAACAGATAGCAGTTGCCGCTACTTCCTGTGGCTAAACAAGTTAGTTTCATACTTGCACCTCGTCATCTTTCGGAAACTGAAAATAGTTCTGTGTCATCTTGTCAAAATTAGTTTCTGATAAACTTCTTACGAATTGAGTGCCTTTTTCGGTATTTATTACTGTTTTAAGAAAAGCAACTTTCTCGTGATGGTCCCTAAGCATTTCCATAGCCTTAATTGCCTTTTTTTCTGTTAAATAACTACCCATTACATATCTTTTATCACCAACTTTGGCAATAACACTTTCGCATTCAACATAAACAACTGCCATTTCATAAGAAACATATATTGTTCCGTCCTGTGAAATTACTCTCATTCAAAAAACTCCTTTTCTAACAAATCTTTATTGTCAAAAATGTTGCCGATAACTTCTATTTCAAAACTTTTAAAGTCCCACAAATCCAACTTTGCACCGATTAATACATCTGATTTGACACAAATCCAAGAGAACTGATAATAGTTATTCTGCCAAAAGGCTTTATAAAAATTACCATGTTCATCTCTGACGATGTCATTCTCCCAAATCAGCTTGCCATTCTTATCCTTTAAGTCTGTGCATTGGCAGATGGTGGATTGGTCTACCTCGTGCATACTGATAAAGTTCATTATGTGGTCGTATTCTGTAACGATACAAGGTATGCCAGTAAAAGTATAAACCAAGCTTCCACGGGCCCACTCTTGATTATCTTTCCTCTTTGCTTTAAATAAATGTCTATCTTCCATTTTTCGGTTACTCCTATTCCTGCATAAACGGCGGTAAATCATTTTTATCCTCTGCCTGCTCTGCAACATCTTCAAACATTTGCGAATTAGCATTTTTAACAATTTCTTCATTTACCTGCGCTTGCATATCTTCTATTGTTGGTACTGGATACTCTTTAAAATCTCCGTCAATTACTTCGTCTTGAGAGTAATATCCAAGTGTAAGTTCCGGGCAATTCATTCTTGCAAAAAATGAAGCCGCTCTGTACCTAAGCATAACTTGCGGCATTGTCTTCCACTTGCTACCATTTTTCTGAACCCAGCCCTCAGCATTTGCCATATCCATATCAACAATGATTCCTGTTACTTTTCTGCCTTTTCGTTCAGTCCAGCACTGGCACGAAAATGGCTTGCCGTTCTTGTCGGTTTTTTCATCGAACTGTAGTTCCATATCATATTTACCGCTGCCATTTACCATCGCAATAAGGAACTGTGCTGACCAACTCGGTCTGCCCTGAATAACATTAAGATTCTGCATTACCATCAAAGGGCTCGTCCTAAGTCTTTGTGCTATTTCAATAGCTACAAGCCCATTTGCAAAGTTATTCTGATATTCCCTCGGAACTACTGTGCTATTAGCCAACGCCTTAGCCATCTGAGTAGCCATCATAAAGTTATCTGATGTTCCGAAAATCCCAAGGCTGAAATCCGTAACCCTATTGGTATGTACTACTCCTGTTTCTTCTATTTTCTTTGCACTTATTGTTTCTGCCATGTTATAAAACCTCTCTTTCAAATAATTGTTTTACATATAAATCCATTGAATGACACAATTTTATGCAATTTCCATGCATTGCGTGGTTTTTCCATGCATTGTATTTTTCATAAAATTTTTGTTTCGTCATTCTTCCGGCTTTTACAAGCTTGTACCATTTAAGCAAATTTTTACGAATCCTACGCTTATTTGTACTGGTTAATTTTCTTATGTATTTCCCATTTTTTGTGACATAATGATGAAATCCTGTAAATAAAACTCCGTTTTTAAATGGCATAATTTGTGTTTTACCATTCAGCGATAATCCAAGGCTTGTAACAAATCGCTGGATACACTCAAGACACCAGTTAAGATAGTCTTTGCTCTGTGCTATCAAATAAAAATCGTCCATATATCTGCCATATAGCTGTACTCCTAATTCACCTGTCACAAAATGGTCTAACCCATTTAACATCAGTAATGCATATACCTGTGCCACTTGATTTCCTAATGGCAATCCTAATCCATTTGTACTGTCAATATACAGATGATTTAGCCACATTGTATATTCATCACAAAAATAGTAATCAACTATATCTTTTAGAATTTCATGGTCTATTTGATAGAAAAATTTCTTTATATCGCATTTTAAAATCCAGCCATCTATCCCATTTTGGTTATAAAATCTAAGCATTTGTTCTTTCAAGCAATCCATTCCAAAATGTGTACCTTTTCCTGTCTGACCGGCATAATTCGTTCTAATAAATTCACCGGATAATTGTGGGTGCAACACATTGTCGCACAAGCAATGCTGTACTACTTTATCTTTAAAAGAACACGACTTAATCACTCTTTCCTTTGGTTCATAAACCTTAAATTCATTGTACGGATTCACTCTATATGTTTGATTTTCAAGTTGTTCTTTTAACATATGTAGTCCCTCAAGGCTCATCGCCTGAAACCTAGCACTGCTTCCATTGAAGCCTTTGCCTACTTTAGCTTTTTTATAAGCCTTATACAGATTTTCATAATTACAAACAATCTCTTTATCCATAATAAAAATTCCTTTGTTTTTACCCATTCAGGGAAGGTTACACACTTTTTTGTATCTTTCTCTGATTTCGGCTTATTGCCTACTCTTACTGTCTGTATGATACAGAATGGGCGAACACCGTTGTTGTTGTTACAGTTGTTGTTGTTGATATTGCCGGACGGCGAAACAACGGTTTATACAGTGCGTAACCTATAATATTTTATCTTCCTCTGTCTTTGGTTCTCCAAGCAATCGCCATATGTTTAATGTCAGAAACCATCTTAGACCAGTATTCCATACTCTTAATATTGATGATATTCAGCTTCATTGATAACTCAATATAAAATAGCAATTCATCGCAATGTGTTATTGCTTTGGTCTGCAACTCTGACCGTTCTCTGCGATATAATTTCAAGTCTGTCCGATTGGCTTCATACAGGTATTCATAGATTTCTAATGCCTTATTCTGCATTTTATCTATCAATGAAAATCTGTATTTTTTCGGGTATCGGTTACAATTTGAAGTTATTCGCAAAGTATGTTCTGCCAGTTCTTTTGCTTTTAAAATAACTTTTAAATCCGTTTCTGCCATTTACTAGTCCTCTGATTCAAAGATTGAAGAGGAAAAGATACAAGCCGGGCGAACACCGTTGACGTCGTTACAGTCGTTGTCGCGGATACCGCCGGACGGCGAAACAACGGTCGTTTCCACTTCATAGCTGTTAGATTCTGTCGACCATGGGGTGCAAGTCCACCACCAATAACCGACATTTGGAATCAACTTTCTGTATTTTCTATATTCATCTACTGTCAATAACGAAACCATATCCTCACACTCACCATATTCAGTCTGACCATCAAGCGATAGCAAGTTTCGATTAAACGGAATAATATTTTCTTTACCGATTTCTCCCGCAATTTTTTCTAAAAACACATTATCAAGATACTCTCTCAAGCCGCTGTCGTTCCAATTATTTGATTTGTTAGCGAACGGCATTGAATCTTCCAGCTTATCAGCAAGACACATATATCCTTTATCTGTAATATCAAGGATTGTCCATGTGAGCCCCGCAAGCCCAAATGTATCTCCTACACTTAACCCGGTAGGAATCTTTCTTGTCTTTTCAACTGCTTTTAAAACAGCAACTTCATTTCTTAATTCATTAATCTGCTCCTGCAAACTTTTCATTGTCAATGTCATAATCATTCTCCTTTCGATACAAAGATATTAGATTTTAAGATACAAAATGGGCGAACACCGAAGTGGCTGCCACAGCGGTAGTCGTCGATACCGCCGGACGGCGAAACAACGGCTATACTCCTTGAATATCCCCTTGAACTTGTTGACCATGGTGTACAAGTCCACCACCAATCATCTAAGTCATTATTCACAAGCAAGTTGTTATACTTCCTTGCTTCATCAAATGTAAGCGGTCTTACCGCACACTCGCATTTGTCAGAAAATTCATTTTGCATATCAACCGATATTAAATCTACGACCGATGTAACAATATTTTCCTCGCCAACCTCGGCTTCAATAATCGGCTGTATATTATTTTCAATATACTTTTTCAAGCTGGAATTTTCATAATTCCTCGTATTGGTATCAAACGTAACATTCTTTGCCATAAGGTTTTTAGAAATAACTCTAGTTGTTCCGGCAAACTGTTCCAGCACAATAAAATCATGCTCGCCAATTTTAAAAACCTCACCAGCTTTCAATTCTGATAACTGTACCTTATTATTCTTTTCAGCTTCTTCTAACTTTTTTACAAGTTCTCTAGCAAGTTCCAATTCTCTACTCATTTAATTTTCCTCACTTTCATTGATAATTCTCAATACATTTTCGGCGTTTTCTAATCTTTCTTTTTGCAGTCTAATCGTTGCTTCGCCCATTTCCTTGAATTTATTTTTTGCATATTCAAAGTTAGGTTCTGTCAAGATTATTCTGCCGTTAATAATCAGCCCTATATCCTGCTTTCTTATACGGCTGGTATACCCTGTACCATATGAATCACACATATATGTTTTTGGAGTTTCTCGTGCTTCAATCTTTTCTATATGTATTCCTTTTGGTCTATTGCTAAAAAAAGTATTTAATGTGTAAACATATAAATTCATGTTATACCTCCACAATTTCCAATCTATCGCTGTCATTAACAATCAGCATAATCAACTGGCTGTCAACCATGCCTGCTACCCGTTTCTGATTGTCGGTTGACAGGCTTTCACTGTCGTCTAGGAAAATTGGGCAGCTAATACTGCTAATTTTCTGAATTGACTTACAAATGTCAACTCTACCCAAAATTCGGTTGCCCTTGTTTGACACGGTCGTAAGAATCGACTTGCCGTCAATTTTCGGAATGCAAACTGATTTGTAATTTCCATTCTTAGCCAGCTCAAACAACTGCCATTCAACTAATTCAAAATGGCTGTTAATAGCTTCTGAAAGCGTTTTATTCTTTACTTTGTCCAATTCTTCAAGCAAGGCAAGTATCTTTTCTGCGTTCGCCTTGTTCTGTTCAGAATCAAGCCTTGTTTTCTTCAATTCTTCAAGCCGCTGTTCATCTGCGACAGTATCGGATTTAGCAATCTGATTCTCGCAGTCTGCTAACTGCTGTCTTAAATCCGTTTCCTGTGCCTTTAATTCTGCCTTAACTGCCGAAATGTCATTAGCCTTGTGCATAGCTTCTTCCTTTTCAACTATCTGCTGTTCAAGTGCCTTGTATTCGTCTGTTCCTTTTACATCAATTTCAACTGGAAGTGCCGCTAATTGGCTTTCAAGGTCTTTTAACTTCGCTTCCTGTTCTTTTTTTTCGGATTCGTGTGTGGCAATTTCTTCATTTAATTTAGCAACAGATTCTCTTTCTGAATCCACAAGAAATTTAATCTTGTTGCCCCTTTCAGCTTCGCTTTCGAGCGCCGAAACCTTTTTAGATTCAAAGTTTTTAATAAGTAATTCAACTTTGTCTACTGGTAACTCCTGTCCGCACATCTGACAAATTTTTTCATTTTCGTCAAACTGCATTTCATGTAATTTCGTCCACGTCCCCCTAGCTTCCTGCAATTCAAGCGTGTATCTGCCAATAACTGCATTGGCTTTTTCGATTTCATCATTAGCTGTTTCAATGCCTCTTGAAATTTTATCAATCTTACGCTTGACATCAACGATTTCATCATCAATCCGTCTTCTCTGTTTGAAGTTTTCCTCATTTGCCTTGCGGCTCATGTCATTCAATTCAAATTTAAGATTGATAATGTCGGTACTTGCCTTATCATATCCGGATAACAGCTTATCATTGTCAGTCTGCTTTGCTACACAATCGGCAATCTGCTCTTTAAGGCTGTTCTTCTGTAATTCAAGGTCAGATGTATCTACGGCCTGTTTAAGCTGTATATCTCTTTCCTTTTCCTTAATCTGTCCGTCAAGAATAGGCAAATCCTTTGTAATTTTGGTCTTGATAGCCTTATTCATAGCCAATAATTCCTCTGCCGCATATTTGTTCAACAGTGGAACTAACTCGGCTAATTCGGTCTGCTGGCGTGCTACATCAATATCAGAAACGTCCTCTACTAAATTGAATAAATATTCTCTCATGTCTGCCGGTTTCTGATTAAGAAATGCGTTCACATTACTACACATCTTAAACACGTTCATATCAACATCAAGATACGCGTTAAAATCCTTTAATGTCTTAGGCACATCGTTGACGAAATACTTGTTATCGTCCTTATAACTGCTGCCATCCTTACTGTAGGTACGCTTCTGCACTTTTTTCATAATTACTTCTTTCCCGTCAACATCAAGCACCAGTGTTGAACTGGTGTCCATATCATCAACGGACTTTCCGCCTACTTCCCGGCGCACAACCGGATTATCTTTTAATTCATAATCACAGTTAAACAGGCACCAGTTGTATGCCGTAGCAATACTGGATTTTCCTTTGCCGTTCATTGCGGCGATTTTTGTTAAATCAAAGAAGTTAAATTCTTCATGCGCATAACACATGAAATTTTCTAATATAATTTTTAACAGCTTAATCTTCATCCCATTCCACCTTGTCCCTTTCTTTTTCAATTTTTTGGGCTTCAAACTCATTCCCCAAAATTCTGTACATGTCCACCAGTGATATGTACTTATCCGCTTTTGTTTTGCTCAAAAGCACTTGAACTCTTGTTTCTATGTCCAAAAGTGCTTCATACCGTTTCTTCGAAATCTTAATCTTCGCCATTTTCGGAATCCCCCTCTCGTAAATTATTGATTGACAATTCGTAGGCTGTCTTAATTTCTTCTGTGCCGTCTTCATACCTTTTCAGATATTCACGGCTTTGCAGTCTGCCAGTACAAGAGATTTTTTCGCCCACATTCATAAGCCCTGCCTTAACAGCTTTTCTTCCCCATGCAACGCACGGGATATAATCTGATTTGCCGTACTTCCGGTTACTTGCTACCAGTAAGTCAGTAATTTTTCTGTTCAGCGGCGTTTCACGGAAAATTGGTTCACGACAGATATATCCGTCCAGTTCCGCAAAATTTCCGTCTTTTCCCGGATACTCTGTAACGTCTTTTGCAAAAACAAAGATGTGGCAGTGACCGTCATAGTTCATTGTTCGGATTTCTCCGAAAATTTCTACCAGTTCATCTTCCTTAATATTTTTAAGGAAAATTTCTGAAAATGTAACGTTGAGTGTGTCCGGGACACCACTTGTCCTCACACTTGTAATCTGTGTTGAGTAGAATTTTTCACCATGGCTTTCGTGCGATAAAATTGGTTCTTTTGTAACTTTCCCACTGATTTCAATTTTGTTCATTTCTTTGTCCTCTTTTCTTTTAATTATTAAAATCTTCTTTTACAACATTAATTTCGACAAGTCTTTCCCACTTGACAAAATTAAACACTGCCTTAGCTTCCGTTCCGTCTTTCTGTGGTACAAGCACTCTGTTATTAAGTGCTACGATTACTGGCTTGTCACCGGCAACTTTTAAAAACTGTGCCTGCAATCCGATAGGCGCGACAATGGCAATAATGTCACAGTCGTTGATTTCTTCCTGTAACTCGCTTGCCGATTCAATCGACCGGTCAATCTGCACGATTTCAACGTTTCCCAGTGCGGCTAACTGTGGCTCTGTCATTTTGTGTCGAGAAAACCACAGGACCTTTTTAGGCTTCGGATTTTCTTCAAATCTTACAACCTTGCCGTCATTCAAAATGACTGACTGATTTTTCATTTCCTGCATTTCTACGCAATCCTGTACTGTTACCTTTTCTTTGTTCATTTCTTTTTCTCCCTTTTAATCTTTGCAAATTTGTCAATCGTTTTCCGGCTTCCAGTTTCCTTATTAATAAGTTTTAAATAAAACTCTGTTTCTTCAACCAAAAGCCAATGTTCGGCATTTAAGTGGTGTGCCGAACACGCTTCTTTCTGTTCTTTTGTAAGTTTCTTTGGCTGTTTCATCTTTTATCCTTTCCGTTACTCCACGAGTAAACCAAAGCAAGTCCGACTTCAACGAGGATTGTGAAAATCACTCCTGCCGCAAATGGATTAATATACATTTTCATACCCCTTTCTAAAAACTCATGCACATCTGCGCATTGGAATTTTCAATCTGTTCTGAAAGCACTGTCGGCGGCAAATAGCAATCAATAAAATCATGCACATCTGCAATGTATTTGCGTTTTATACTCTTGTATGTCGAAACACACCCGTATTCGCGCTTCAACTGCCGGTATATGTCCGCAAATACCGAACTCCTCACGCTACTGTCTTTGTATGCGCTGGTGTTCTTGCCGCCAAGCACATCAACTACTTTCCTTTTAATATGCTTCTGCACTTCGTCTATTTCACAGCCGTACAGCGGCATATCATTTTCAAGGGAAGATATTTTATCTTCAACCTTGTCAATTCTTTCATTCAGCTTCACATTGCCTTTTGCAATAAGCCGAATTTTTTCCTCATCTGTCATGTTCATGTTGTAGTTTCCCGTCTTTCTGATTGACGGAAGAACCTCTGACGTTACCCAGTCAGTAAATCTCTCTGCGCTTGCCTTGCGGCTCTGAAATATTGTTTTGTACAGGTTAGCTTCATTCACGTAAATAAGCTTCTGATTTCCTCCCGCCGTAAGGGTATCCATGTTGCGGATACCCTTTGAAGATAACCGAGATTTAACATTTCCCACGTTAGATATTTCCAATGCCCGGCACACATCAGCCAAGCAAAACATCGGCTCGTCATTTACGATTACCGTTCTGACGTTTCCAAATTCTTCTGAATTAAAAACTTTTAAATCTGTTTCTGCCATTTCTACTCCTTTCTGTAACTTATTAAGTTACTTCTTTAGCAAAAAAAATTTCCATTGGATTTGTAATGTTCAAATTATCAATCATGATTTGAATTTCATTACTGCCAAATTCTTTTTTGTGCATACGCATATAAAAAGTTTTTGGGGTAATCCCTATCATTTTTGCCACTTCTGTTTGTGTTTTGCCATTTTCGGCAATAACTCCCCGAAGTTTATTTGTGTCTACCATTTTTTTTCACTTCCTTTCAACTTCGTAACTTTTGAAGTTACCCTTATTATACGCTTTTTTAGTAACTTGTCAAGTTATTTTTTACTTGACTTGTAACTTTTTTGTGCTATAATTTAAGTTACCAATAGGAAAGGAGGAAAAATACCAATGACGATTGGAGATAGGATAAAGCAACAGCGAGAATCAAAAAATATGTCGCAAGTTGAGCTTGCCGAGAAAATAGGTGTTTCAAAACAAACACTTTATAAATACGAAAATAATATTGTAACAAATATTCCGAGTATCAAATTGCAAAGCATAGCTAAAGTTCTCGAAGTTTCTCCAGCATATTTAATGGGCTGGGAAAATGAATTGGCTGATGACACAGCAGATTTGCTTCCCGACTTATTATCAGATAAGGTCTTTTGGGAAAACATCAAGAAGTTAAAACAGCTTAATAAAGAACACCAACAGACTATATTTGATAATATAACCTATTGGTATGAAAAAGAGGGGCATTAAATGCCCCACTTTTTTTTGAAAGAAAGTATTGTTTTATATATAAAATTTAAAAATTGTTCGCTGTTGCAGTCCTTTAGTAGTTTGATGATTTCGTTTCTGTAAAATTCATTGTTATCTTTTTTGTCCATAATTTACCCTCCGTATTCCCCGACACAATAAAGTAGCGATACAAACATTATAGAACAAATGTTTGTTTCCGTCAAGATTGGAACAAAGGTCGCTGATGTAAATTAAGGTTATGTAAAGGGGCGGCGGCGCAATGCCAAACAGCGCAACCGCCCACCGGAACTTGAATTGCCCAATCTTTTGGACAATTTAATTTTACAAAAATTACCAATTTTTCACAAACGATTTAAACCGCAAAAAACGACATTTACTCTAAAAACGTCTACATTTTATAGCGTATGCTGTCACATAATGTCGGATTGCGGCGCGTATAGTACTAATTTGCTATTTATCAGTTCGACAAAAATTAGGTTATGTGCTATTATTATTTAAAAATAAAAGCAAGGGAGAATTTTTATGAAAAAGAAATTATTATGCTTATTAATGCCTGTATGCCTTTTAGGACTTGTGGCTTGCCAAAATTCAACCGCGGATAATTCTACCACCGCAAACAGCACAGAAGCAGTAACGGAAACGCAAACGGAAACAGAAGCTCCTACAGAAAAAGAAACACTGTTATCAAGGGACAGAATGACATACACTGGAGATATTACATATGATACTCTTGCAAGATACCCGGACAAAAATATTGATAAGCCTGTGAAATTTGACGGAAAAGTTGTACAAATGATTGGTGCGGTTGATAGCAATTACACCGCTATACGAATGGCTGTAGATGATGACTACAATCACGCGTTGCTTGTTGTTTATGCAAATGATGTGATTGACGGTAAACTACTTGAAAATGATAGAATTACAATTTATGGTGGTTATGTCGGTCAGTATTCATACACATCTACATTGAATAAACCGATAACAATTCCACAAGTTGAAGCTGTTATGATTGATTTACACGATAACAATTAAAATATCACCGGGAGTATTACGCTCCCGGTATTTTTATGTTTAGGCTAATTCGCAATCGCTGACATTGACTGCCGCAAATACAGAGCCGTTGAAGCTAAGGACTGCTTTATCCCCGTCAAGCTGTGTGACTTCATAGCCGCTGTCATTGTGCCATGCCTTAATTTCCGTGCCATTGTAGTCAGTATCTCCGTTGAAACGGACGGTATCGCCCACAGAAATGCCGCCGCAATCCGAACTTTCTTCTGAATCGTCAGAATCATCACTGCTGCTGCCAGCAATGCAATCATCATTAATCCAGCCTGTGCCGTCGTCAATCAGATATGGATTTCTCGCACCGTCAACAACTCGTGTAATTGTGCCAGTCGTATAGGTAGGCTTTAATGCTTCTTCTGATGTTGAAGATACATAGATTGTATCGTAGTTTACGGTATCGCCTACAGAATAGCTGTATCCACCGTCCTCTGTGTCTTCTTCATCGCCGCCGCAGTCGCCCGAATTGCTATCAGAATCACTGCCGCCGTCAACTTCCGGCAACTCGCCGTACCAGTAATTCATGTCAACTCTGCTTGACGGTACACCGGCAACTTCACCGTCTGATGTATACTGCCATAACAGACAGTCCATTGACGGCTCTGAAATACTCCAGTGCGCAAGCCATACTTCATAATCGGATAACTGGTCTGCATAGATTACTGAATCCCAGTAATTTTTGCTTGCGTAAACACCAGTCTTGTATCCTGCTTCTGATACTCTGTCGCAGAAAATCTTACAAAAATCAGTAATTTCCTGTCTGTTATCGTATGGGTTGAAGTTGTGCTTTTCTTTATAGTTGTCCGCATCTTCCATGTCAAACCATACACCTAATACCGGATTGTAGCCACCTACCATGCGCAGTGCGTGTGCCGCTTCGCTTTCTGCTTCGGCATTATTTAACGCATAAGAGTACAGATACACACCATACGGAATGCCCAGTCTTTCACATTCTTCCATGTTACGGATTGCCTGTGGGTCGTCCTGCGATGTGCTGTCATTGCCGTGACCGACACGAATAATTACACCGTCAACATTTTCCTTTGCGGTATCCCAGTCGATAACTCCGTTATGCTTACTTACATCAATTACTGAATATCTGCTCATAGTAACCTCTTTCTGCCGCCTTTGCGGCTTATATTTTATTGATTTTTGGGTAAAAAAATAAGACACTTTCGTGTCTTTGTAATAAATGCTATTTAACTTTTAACTGCTGTCGTAGTACATGGCTATCACCCTCTCTTTCTTTATTGTGCTGTTCCATGTACGGTTACATGAAAGCTAATATTTTTGGTTTCTGCTAACGGAGAAAATACAAAACCTTGGATTTTGCTCACCGTGTAATTCGTTATGCTTATACTTATTAATCCGCTTGTCGCAAAAGGTGTTACGTTCACGCTCGTAAAATATTTTATTCCCGTTACTGGTATCGGTATTTCAAACGATGCCCAATACATATTTCCGTAAGTATTGGTCATTGCATAATTTCGTGCTGCGGTATGAAACGCCAAAATCTTGTATCCACTTGCCAAAGTCAACATAGCGTATCCTGAACTAACACCATTATTACTTGCAACACTTCCTTTCGTATCTGTAAAAACTGCATTGCTCGGCACATCTGAATTGACAGTATGCCCATTTATCTTCGCTGCATTTCCGGCACTTGCTGCATAATTTACACTGAAATTACTAGGATTGTAAACATACATATCTTCTCCGTTTTCACCACCCCAAAGCCATGTAGGCTGCCCGCCTTTGCCTGCCCAGTTAAAGGTCATTGGATAGTTTCTATTGCCACTCCGTCCAAGCTTTAGTGCAAGGTCAGCTATATTTGCTTCGCTTGCAATTTTTGCGTTGCTTGCTGAATCTGATGTTGTCGCATGGTCTACAGATTGATTTCCGATATTTTTGCTGTGAATTACATCTGCATAATGACTTCCATCTTGATTGTATAAGCTTATCCCCGGTGTTCCGTTTAGCCCCTTTACACCAAGATTACCTGCAACATCGTGGTCGCCAATAGCAACATCATTTCCGACTGGATTCCATGTATTATTTGCAAGTCCCAATGCTCCCGTAAGTGTTCCACCCGTCTTAGGCACCGCTCCCACATTCTCCGCTGTTATATTAACATTTCCTCTCCTGTACGCACTCTCTGCACTACCCTTTACCCCAGTAACCGGCGTACCTGCAAGAACGTCCCACTTACCGTCCTCTGTCTTATATACGTTTGCACCCGCCGGAATAACGTTTCCTGCTCCCTCTTTAAAGTCATTAGTGGTTGTAAACTGGCCTGAAATGTTATACATACTTCCGCTTGTCGTTGCTGACAGCGCCGGAAGATTTGCAAATGTAACCGTCCCCATTGGTCTTAATGCACCGGAAAACGATTCGGAAATCCGTCTTGCCTGTTCGTAATAGTATTTTGCGCTGTCAGTATCTGCCACAGCATAGTTTTGTGCTGTATCTGCACTTGCCGCCGCATTGGAAGCATACTGCTGTGCCGCACTGGAATTCGAAACTGCGATTGTCGCACTATTTGCAGCACTATTCGCTTTTTCATTTGCTATATTTGCGCTTCCTGCGGCATTATCGGCACTTGTTTTAGCTGTTGCCGCGCTTGCCGCCGCTTCTTCTGCCTTCGTGCTTGCCGTATCCGCGCTTTCTGCCGCCGCCGATTGGCTCTGTGCCGACTGTTGGCTATAATACTTTGCATTGTCCGTATCTTCGCCTGTGCGGCTGTTTGTACCGCCAGTAGCATAACTCTGCGCTTTTGTGGCACTCTCCGCCGCATTGGATTCGCTGGTTGCCGCTGCTGTTTCACTTGCCTTTGCATTGCTTTCAGATTTTGCCGCCGCCGACTGGCTTGCCTGTGCTTTTGCAACTTCAACCTTAATATCTGCAAGATAATTAGGCTGTAAATGTTTTTCCTGTATGCTTGCTTCTTTTACGATTGCAGACACTTTCCCCGTGCTGTCAATCGAAAATGCCACGGTGTCGCTGTCTAAAAACTCATACTGCGTAATCAATGCCGACAGGTCTATGTACTGCCTTGTGCCATCAATAAGCGTTAAAATAATCTGCTGTGTTTCGGCATTGTATGAAAAATTTACCGCGATTTTTTCCATCTGCGTGTCAATCGTTATTTTTGAGCCATTTTTTTTAGTAATAGTAATAATGCCTGTATTTTCCTCAAACGCAACGTCCTGCACCAGTGTTGACACTTCGGCTTTTGTTGCCTTTGTGGTATCCAGCGTTATAACTCTATTGTCAATTTCATCTGTGGCAACATCTATTTTATTCAGATTACTTTCATTCAGTGGCGTTTCATCACTCGGATAATTTTCCCAATTTATACGACCATACGTTTTATTCATGCCTGCTCCTTTCTAGTTCCACGGAACTTCCCAATCTCCTGTCAAAGTAATACTGCGTTCAGCCGCATTTATTTCAAAAACACCTACTTCTTCACCGTCTTCTTTGGCAGCAATTCGGATTATTGTCGGATACAGTCTTATTGCCGCGGCTGCATTGCTCAATATAATTGTGTTGTAATTCAAATATGTTTGTTCATCTTCTCCAACAGCATATTGCAAGCCCTCTGCACTGATGTTCCACGGTCCGATTTTGCCCTTGGGCATTTCCGCACTGCCGTCCAAACCGATTTTAAAATTCTGATTAGCCGTCACGGCGCCGTTCAGATTGATTTTGTTTGCTTCAATCGAAACGTTTTCGGCAGATTGGTTAATTTTTGAAATAATTTCATCACCATTTACTTTTTTTGATACTTCTGTATTAATGCTGTCCGCCGTCTGCCTTATTGCACTATTCATCTGCTCTGTAGTGCTGTAGCTTTGCAGTTTTCGGGTTACCTCTGCCGAAATTCCCTCTGCTGTGGCATTGATTTTGGTATTCATTTCCGTTGTTGTGCTGTAATCCTTTAACTTGTCTGCCGTGTCCTGTTTTGCATTACTTTCAGCCGTTTCAGCGGCAGATTCAGCATATTGTTTAGTTTCCGTTACCTGTTTTGATAACTCTGCCGTAAATCCGTCTGCCGTCTGTTTTATAGAACTTTCCAACTCCGTTTTTGTGTTCGTAGCATTTTCTTTCGTTTCATAATTTTTGCTTACTTCTGATGTAATTGATTCCGCAGTCTGTGTAATTTTCGTCGATAAATTACCCTCGGCTTCATTTGCCCGCTTTACTTCCGTCGCAATTGATTCCGCATTTTGCTGTATACTGCTTGTTAGACCATCAGCTGTATTTTTAACTTCTGTCCTTATATCCGTTGCTGTCTGCTTAATTTCAGAACTTAATCCACTTTCAACGTCCGTAATCTTACTGTTGGTTTCCTCGATTGTCCGTGTCAGTACATTGGTCTTTCCTTTAAGCTGTATAATGCTTTTATGCGCGCTATTTACCTGTGTAGAACGGTATTCTTCACCTGTGGCTTCATATTCGTCCCTAAGCGCCTGTATGCCCTTTAGCGTACGTTTTAACACGTAGCTTTCGATGATTTCATATCGTGTCGGCAGACGGACCGCGTCACCTACTTCAATACAGGGGTTTCCTTTGCAGTCCGCAGAAAACGGTCTGTAAATAATTCCCCGGATTTTTCCGTAAATGTTATTTGCGATTCCCGTCAGTTCTTCACTGCCTTTGCCGTAAACAAGAAAATTATCCTGTATCACATAAGCATTTGTGCCGCTTCCTACAATTACTCCGATGTCGTCTTCCTCTTTTCGGATTTGCAGTTTATCAATAGTTTTCACGAGGAAATCTTCGTATTGCGCCGATATATACAGACTTTTGCTTATTCTTGTGCTTTTCGGCTCACGCGGGTACAAATCATCTGCCGGATACAGGTCATTTCTCGGATACAACCCCTGTATTTCCTGTTCAAGGTAAATGTAATGGAATTTGCCGTCACGTCCAATGTGTCCAAAACAGCCGTTAATTTCACAAATACAATTCAGCACAGTTGCACCGCTTAATTCTTCCGGCTCAACCGTCTTTTCGACTTTCATATCATCATTTACAAGCTGTGCGTCCGCCTGCTCAACCCCAAAATATCCAAAAAAGCTATCCCGAAAAGCTTTCATTGTTGTAACGCTGTCTTTATCCGGGAGCAAAGTATTGTACCACTCCGCCACATCTGCGTTTATCACGTCATACAGACTGTCATAAGCCACAATATCGCGCTTTGTTCTATCTGCCGTTGGTGTGTCAGAGTATACTTTATATCTTCCAATTTGAAGCGGATTTGCAGTGTTATTATCAATTACCGTTTTAACCGTTATCATTTTGCCTTTCATTGGCAGAAAAATGTTTGATACAGTAAATTTAAGTGCCGCCGCTTCACAGCTTCCGATTGTCAATTCAGATTCCGAACAAATGCTTTCTGTTAATTCAAACTGTTCTTGATGTAGTTCAACATTTGTAATTTTTGTCGTTTTATCGTCCGTTTCAATTGTCAACTGCTTATCTATGCTATCTTTTTTAAACAATTCTGCGTATTGATAATTAACCACCGTAAACACCTCCAACAAAAGCAAATCTGATTGAATCGTATCGAATTACATTTCCGTATGTGCCGTAAATCGTTGGCTGAAAATCAGCCATATAGCCATACTGCGTAACATAATCATCATATTCCGGGATATAAGCCGTAATATAACAGCCACGCTCCTGCGGATTTGTAAAATTATTGCGAATATTACTCATCAGCACTTCAAATGTTTCGTTTGTAAGCATTGCCTTGGTTTCAAATTCAACTTTTAATGCCTTTAATTCAACAGCGTTTCTATGCTCGTATCCGTTTGCGTCCGTGTAATCGTCAATGTCCTGCATATTTGCGTATGCGCTGTAGGAATCTGCCTTGATTAATCCGCCCGGTATCGTATAATCTCCAATTTTAATTAAAAAGCCGTTGTACGCCATGCCTGCACCTCACATTTTTAAAAATTGGTAACAAAAAAGCACATACCGGCATTCGATATGTGCTAAAGAAATGGCAAAAGGCGAAACCTACATAAAATATATTCCGCCGCAAAGCAAGTTGTCACGTATTATAATAGATTAATTATCATCTATTGTACATGCATTAATAATCAAATGCCGGTTTGCCAGTTCTTTTAAAATATTCTCTTGCGTATTTTCTTGCACTGCTTCCGATGTCGTTTTGGCTTATACTTAAGTCCTTGTTGAGTATGCCTTGTAACAACTGGTTCTGCTGTCTAAGCAGTGCTATCTCTCGCTCTGACGTATCGTAAATGGAATCTTTAATACCCGTAATTTCTGCGCCGCCCGCTACTGCCGACTTGCCGCCGACCGTTCCGGCAATTTCCGGTATTCCGTTTTCACCCGCCATGACAATGCTATATTTTTGTGGAAGATAACCGCCGTCCGCATACCCTTTAATACGAATTTTAGCAAATCCACTTTTCATTGGGTCGCCTGCGCTATAATTATCATCACTTTCCAGTTCCATTTTGTAACTATTTTGAATAGCATTGGTTAATGCTTCATGCACTTTCCACGCTTTACTGCTTATCGTATCCGCTAAGTTATTCATGAGGTCAGCACCAACGTCTGAACCAATTTCTCCTGCGTTTACCGCGTCTATAATTGACAGGAAAGCAACTGCCGTTGTGTTCGGTACACCGTCAATATTTTTCTTGTACGAATCAACAAGGTTTTCACCCGCTTTTGAGCCGGTATCAAGTGCCTTTGAAATAGCCGTTTGTTGAATATTGTCGAATATTGCGCTATTGTATCCCGGTAATCCGCTTGTTGTGGTCGTAAATCCGTTATACAGCTTTGTACCGCCATCTGTTCCTACAACACCCAATCTGCCAAAGGTTTCACTTGCTTTGTTGTAAAAATTTGAAATATCTTCTGTAGATTCGCCTGACTTTTCCGCTACATTTTTTTCAATGTCATACATTGACTGTTGCACGGATTCTCTTATTTGCTCATTGTTTTGTTGCATTGTATCCCGCAAATTATCAGAACTGTCCGCAGTGTCGTTCTGCTGTTGTGTAAGCTTGTTGTATTCATTTCTGCATACTGCCGCTTCTGTTGCGGCGTCATCTATTGCATTTGTAGCCTTTGCATAACTATTTTCTAATATTACGCTGTTATTTGTTAATTCGTGAACTTCTTTGCGATTAAGTCCCAATTCATTACGCAAATCTTCTGATGTCTTTTTGAAGCCGTTAGTGCGTTCTTTTGTTTTATCAAGTATTTCCGTTAAAACATCAAATGCGTCACCTAATCCACTAATTTCATATGTTGAATTAAATGCCTGCCTAGACATTCCGGTGAGGTTTTTGACGTAATCGTAGATGATTTCATCTGCTTTATTAATTTTTTCATTGTTTTCTTTTAATTGGTTTCCGATGTCAAATTGTTGTTTGTACAAATCCTTTAATACATCTTGCATTGCCGCCGCTTTGGCATAAGCTTCAAGTGCAGAAATTGTATTGTAAACTTCATCTTTTTGTCCTTTAAATTCGCCAGTTACCGTATCAATCGAATCTGCCAATTCTGGACACTGTTCGACAATGTAATTTGCGTATGCAATAAGCATTTCTTTTTGCGAATCTGTTAAATTGTCAAAATTATCTGCCAATTCAAAGTATTTATCTGCAACGCTTTTAACGCCTGCGTAGGTATCACCTACACTGTTAAGCTGGTCTTTAGATGACTGTATTGTTGAATTTAAGTTTTCCGCTGTCTGTTTTACTGTATCGCTTATATTTATAGATGAATCTTTTATCTCTTTTTCTGCTTTTGCCGCACCAATGCCGATTCCTGCGATAGCCGCAACCACACCTGTAATACCAACGATAGCCGCTGTCCACGGTGTAGATAAGCCAATCAGCTTTAAAGCCGCCGCCGCCACTCCTGCGCCTGCCGCCACTTTTGCCAACATACCGACTGTAAAATTAGCACCTTCCCCAATTTTTTCAAAAACAGTTGCAACTGTTAAAAACTCTGTTGCAATACCCGCAATTCCGATTGTGGCTTTTAACTTTGTTGACATTAAAGACGAAAGTGTTTTTGATAGTCCACCATAATCAATATTTCCTATTGATTTTTTAATTCCAGCCGTAAGTGCCTTTGAAATTCCTGCGTTTTGTGCAATTTCAACACCCATTTTTGCCGCAAGTGATTTTGCTATTGACTGTGAAATTGACGTTGCAATGCCCTTTAAAATATTTTTAGCAATTTCCAGTTTGAAATATTTCTTTAAAAGTACTGCTCCAATTATGATTGCTACTGTTTTTAGTTCAACATCACCAATTAATGTTGCTATTCCCTCAAGCACTTTTGACCATTTGATATTTTTTATAGCTGTTTTGATTGTGTCATAAATGCCTTGAACCCACTTATTGATAGCTTTTGCGGTTGAAGCAAAATCAAACGTTTCAAAAAATTGATTTATCCCGGTTGCAATAGAAAATCCTAAGTTTTCCCAGTCAAACGTTTCCCCAAACGATAAAGCCGTATACACAGCAGTATTTAATGCTCCTGCAATAGTTCTGCCGACAGCACCGAATAATTCCGGTGAAATAAGCCCGTTGAGAAAATCAGCAAGTCCTTTACCAAAATTTCTAGCACCGGCATACACGCTGTCCCAGTCAATGCTATTCAGCGTATCTGTAAGCGTATTGCCTATATACTCGCCTAACTCGCGTAAATTTTTAATTTGACTTTTATAGTCTTTCCAAATGGTATCGACTTTCACAAGACCGCCGCTTGCTCCGTCTGCACTTGCCGCTCCTGTACCGCTACCCTTTTTGCCATTTCCACCGCTTGAATCCGGTGTTGTAATCAGTTTTAATTCATCAAACTGTCTTACACCCTTATTCAGCTTTTCAACGTTTTTAGCGGCGTTTCCGGTGCTGTCTGCTATATCATCGGCGCTGTCCGCAGCGTCCGACCAATCATCGGCAATACCTTTGTTTGTAACTTCAAATTTCCAACCAAAAATTGCACCTAATGCATTTGTTACCGTTTCAGCGAAATTAATAACCTGTGTCATTGCGAAATTTAATCCGCTTAAAAACGGCTTAAACGCATTAATCAACGATGTACCTATAATTCCTGCCAGTTCTTGAAATGATTGCTTTAAAATGACCGTTTGATTGTGCCATGTATCGGCAGTTTTTGCAAAGTCGCCTTGCGCTGCCACCGTATTTGCCATAACATATTTGTATCGCAACATGGTTTTTTCAGCCTGTGTCATGGAACTGATATTAGCGTCAAGTCCGTTTTTTAAAGCCCACTCTTTTAACGTTGCTTGTGTCAAATCAAGTCCATATTTTCTTAATGGCTCTGTTTCACCTGTGAAAATTGCTTGAAGATTTCTCGCAACGTCTGTCTGTTCCATATCGTAAAATGAAGCCATATCGGCCGTCAGCTTTGTCAGTTCAATGGACATATCGGCCATTTTCTTTTGAGAAAATCCCATAGCGACACCCATAGCTTGAAAACGGCTTGAATACTGCTTTACGGACAGTTCTGACATACCAAAATCCTGTATAGATGTTTTTGCCATGTCGTTTACAAGGCTTTCATAATTTCCGAAAGTTGTACGTACAACGTTTTCAACTTCTATGAGTGATGAAGCTATATCAATCGAATCTCCCAGTTTACTGATTCCTCTAAAAACAAGCCAGTATGAAGCGTATAATTTACCAAATGCGGAAGCCAGCGACCAACTGCTTTTAGTTGCCGAATTTGCAGAAGATGAAACATTCAAAAAGTTTTTGCTTAATGACGTTGCCGCTCTGCCGCTTGAAGCCCCTGTGCGGCTTAAATTCGCAAGCGCATTAGTCATATCAATAAGATTTTGACTTACCTGTGGTGCTTTTGACAGTTCTTGCATAAGCTGTTTCATCGCGCTTGAAAGCTTCGGTATATTGTCAATAGCTTTTGCGGCACTGGCATATCCTAACTGCTTGATTCCTGTCACAAGTTCCGTAATCTGCTTTGTTGCTTCATTGGTTGCCTGCATGGAATTAAAGGACTTGCCTAAGTACGTCATTGCCGTAGAAGCCTTGTTTATTGCGGCAGTGTCAACGCTTGAAATCTTCTGAATACCTTTTGACAAACGCGTAAAATCTGCTGTGCTTACGCTTTTTATCCCCTGCATTGCATTTGTAATATTTTTTACACCGCTTGCAAATCCCGCAAGATTGGCATTGTTGATAACTCCTAACGAACTTGATAAATTCTCTAAATTTTTAACAAGTTTATCAAGCGCATTGTTTGCTTGTGTTGCATTTGCTTGTATTTTAAGCTCTAAGCTGTCCAGTTCATTATCTGCCACGTCCTCACCACCTTTAGTGCAAAAATAAAGGTGGTAGCAATTTGCACGCTACCACCTATGACGGACTTAATATGCCGCCCTCTTTTTCCAGTATTTTGATTCTTTGTTGCATTTCAAACATCGCAACGTCTTCATTACTTTCTTTTGATTTTGGCTTACTTTCTTCTTCAAGTAAAATTGAAACTGGTTTTTTGATGTACTCCGACCTTGCCTTTTTACCGTTTAAGCAACGGTCTATCGCATAAATAAGGGCAGATATTCCATATGTGCCGGCAAAGTGCCACATATCGCTATCCTGTTCTTTTCTTTTCAACTCATGTCCTTTTATACAGTATCCTAACTGTGCCGGTGTCATGTGCTTAAACTCATCTATGTGTATCCCAATTGAAAAGGCTGTCGGAAAATAGTCTTCCCAAATTATTTTATGCCAGTTAATTTCAGATTTTTTTATGCTGTCTGTGCTGTCGCTTCCGGTGCTGTCCCGTACATCTGCTGAATCATGTCGTTCAGCCCCGACAGGTCGAAAAAACCATCTGTTTCCATGCAATTTCTCAATTCGTCATACAGTTTTTTGTACGAAAGCTTATTTTCTTTCATATAGTCCCTCATAACCGTTTTTGCTTCTTCATGTGAAAGTGGATTATTTTCTAATAAGCCGGCATAAAAAGCAGTAACGCAAATATCTGCTGTATCGCCAATCATATTTGCCGTGCCATTGATAATATCCTTAGTAGTAGGATTCTGCATATCCTTTGATTCTTCGACAACGTAAGCACCGCTGAGGACCTTAAACATTTTCTGCACGATGTCTTTATACTCTGCCGCTTCAAAAGAGAACTCTAATTTATATTCGTTACTGTTTACTGTAATTGTTTTCATATTCATTACCTGTCCTTTTCGCTTTATATAGGACAGGGACGGCATTTCTGCCGCCCTGCCATATTATTTACTAGCCATCAAATTACTACGGCTGTTTTTGTATCCTCGTCAGTCGCAACAGCCTTATTTGTTTTTTCGGACTGACTTACGATTTTTTTGATAATGTAATTGATGTCGGATAACCGTTCTCATCTTCTGTTACCGCAACGTCATAGTCTTTATGAATCCAACGCGGCACTGTTGAAATAGCAATGTTGCAAGTACCTGTTAAATGGTCGTCTGTAGCTTCGTCCGGCGCGAATGATTCAGAGCCGATAAAACCACAAATGCCCTCTTTACCTTTGCCGTCTGTGCCATAAAGAACAACAATGTCTAACTTTTCGTCTTCAATCTCAACTAAATTGTCAAGATATTCGCGTTCAAATGCACCGCTTACAGCCATTGAACCCGCCGCGCGTCTTCCGGGTTCTTGCGTTTCGACTAAATCTTCAAGCGTAGACGTATCAACCATGTTACGCTCACCTACCGGTGACGGAATACTTTTTGCTCTAATCAACAGGTTGTATGTGCCAGCCCAGTAATCGCTTTCGTTGCTTTCTTTGGTCTTTTTCCTGTAAATAATTCTACTTTTTAAACCTGTAGCCATGTTTACCTCCTAAAAAATTGCATAAAAATAAGAGCCTTTCGGCTCTTTGTAAATTGCTATAAAATGTCATTCCACCCAAATTTGCGCTTTGCACGGAAAGTTGCTGTCCACAGATTTCCCTCTTTTCGTACAAACGGCATGGGCTTTATCTTAAACAATCGTTTCTTGTACAAATCCGCTATAACATTGGATACTTGCAATGCCTCGCTTCTGCTTCGGTTTGTTGTTACTGTTACCTGTGCTGTAAAGTCTACAGTATTAATTCTGTCAGCTTCTAAATCACTGTTTGTTTCAGTCGGTTCAACAGACTGTATTAACACCGTCGGAAACACCGGCGTATCGTTTGATTCTTCATCTGCTGTAATGCTAATATCCGGGTAATTATCTTCAAGAATTGCCAATGCCTTTTTCTTGATTGTCGAAAACACATTCATTTCTAAATCAAAAGCCCACTGATTATCAATCACTATTCAAACACCCTCTTTACAACATTTTTGTAGTCCTCAATTATCTTTTGTTCTGCTTTCAATACCGGCATGGTAGCTTTTACACCTCTTGTAAGCACAAGTTGGTTATTTTCATCGTAATAGCCCCAAACCTTTTTTTGTCCGTTGCCTTTGCCATACGAACCGATTAAAAATCCAAATTCTTCTCCTTTGGGGTGCGGACTTGCACCGGCGGCGCCGTTATAATATACGCCTGCGCCAAACTCGATAAATAACAGTTCTTTCCCCTGTACAATCAGTTTTGCTTCTGCCGTACTACCATTGGAATTAAGTTCTACGTAAGCATTGTGTGACGTGTCAGAACCGCTTCTTATTTTGCCGTCAAACGTATACTGCGCTTCTGTCATATTGGTATCAACCACGGCAATGCCTACATTAGCAAGTTCTTTCACGAATTTTCTAAGTTTGCGTTGAAATCTTAATTGATACTGCTGTACTCGTTTTATTGCGTTTTCTACGGATTTTTGGGACAATGTTATAACTATTGGTCTTGTAGCCATGTGCTTACCTCACGTTTTTCTGTAAAAGAAATAAATCTGCCGTTAATCCCTCATCAGCGACACCCTTAACGATATAATCGCAACTGGTTTCATCAATGATTGTTTTATCCTTATCTTTGTACCTCACTTCTGACTTTTTCCAAACAAGCGAGCCAACATCTAACGGCAATTTGCCTTTGTCTTCCACAATTTGAACAAAATTCGTAGAATTATCTACACCAAATTCCTTTATTAAAGCTTCGCTTAACTTATTGCTTATAGAGGAAAAAAATACCACAGGCGTTTTATAACCTGTGGTATACTCTCCTGTTTCGACAGGGACTTCTTCACCGTCAACAATGATGTATTTTATTGAACCGTCTTTATTCAGTTGGTATACCGGTGTTCTGCCGTCTTTAAGTGCGTAAATCATCTTTTGTTTATTAATATCCAACATATCAATCTACGTTCTTTCCGAACCGTTTCCACAGTTCTGAAAGCTTCTCCCAGCCATACATAGCAACAAAAGCAACAACAAAGCCTGCCATAATTGCGGCTAAAACCATGTACCACAGGATAGTCATGTGTAAATACTGCATATATGCTACAAATGCCGCTACTGTAATGCCGATTGATAACACAAGTACCAATCCGTCAGTTGGAATCTTCGCAAAAACACCTACTCCTTTGATAACCTGTGTAATCACCGACACAATAAACGCGATTGCGCCGATTACTGCTAAAATAATCGTGATGTTTAACGTCAATGTTTCTAAAATATTCATATTACATCTCCTTTTCGCCATTCAGACGTTCTTCAATAGTGTTCAGTCTGTAATGTGCCGATTTCACGCTTTCTTCAACTTTGATAATTCGTGTATCGTGAGAATTAATCTCTTTTCTCATTTCTGACACTTCATTTTTTATTTCAGTTGTATTGCTTGAAATGGCGTCAAGTTTCATATTGATACATGTATTCTCTTTTACGCGTTCTTCAATGTCTTTTGTGTCTGTGTGTTTGTTGTTTTTCAAACCAAACCAAAGACTAAAAAATCCAAAAAAGACGGAAAAAGCAACCGATATGATACTTATAATTATTGCAACTGGCATAATATACCGCCTTTCATTTTTTTGTGGCACACCGCCCACCACCCTTACTGTGTGCCGCCTGCTACGTTTCCCCGGTGCTGATAAAACGTAACGCACATTCTTCTATAATGTTTTTACAAACGGATATACCCCTACAAACAGGCTATCACGGTCTTTCCAGCTACGGCTTACACCGTTTTCACTGTAGCTTGCCATGTAGTTTTCTCCTGCCTGTGACCGGTCATATACCACAAGATTGACAATTACACTTTCATAGCATTTCAAGTCATTGTCAATCTGTTCCTGCGTATAACTTTGCGGATAACACCGTTTTGCAATTACATCTTTCGTTGCCTGTTTTATGAGCTGTTCAAGAAGCAAGTTGTCTTCTTTGCTGTCAAACACAACAACATCAGATTCAGTGTTATCCTCGTTTTCAACCGTTTCAATATGAAATTGTTTGAGCCGGATTTTTACCTGCTCTAATGTTGTGTATTCTTCCATGCTGTTCTCCTACTTATAATCCCAACTTCTCAATCAAAATTGCTTTAAGGTCAACTCCGCTCATTTCCGTCGCATTTTCAATGCCGTTCTGTGCCGCTAAACTCTGCAATTCTGCTGTCGGCATACGGTTTATTTCAGTCTTGGTATATCCGGCAGGCTTGTTTCCCGGCACAGTGTCCGGGACTTCTTCGCCTGCCGTATACCATTTCCCGTTTTTAATAACGATATATGGATATTTCATATGCTACCTCCGATTAATCATGATGAACCTCAAGTACGAATGTGCTATCCATATTTTCGTAAGACGGCAATACTACCTCAGAAGCAAACACTGACATTTTCATTGGCGGACCATACTCAACCTTTGTAGCGACCGTAATTCCTGTTCCATATGTCGTTACGTCAACATCAGTGACCTGTCTTGCAGTTCTTTCTTCCGGTGTCGTTCCGAACCACGTGTTACCCAGTTTTCCGTCCGGCAACAGTGTTACTTTGTTGTCCGGGTAAAAATAGTGTTCATTTTCAGCTTCGTCCATGTACATTTTGTCATACAGGACGATTGTAAGCTTTGTGCGTTTCTGAACAACTGAAATTACTGTGTCGTCATCAACCTCAATCGTTGCCGTAAGATTCTGTGCAAGGATTGAATTTCTAATCTGTGCATTTTCAAGCAAATACTGGAATGTATTGGTGTTCATAAGTACGTATTTAGCAATCTTGCCTTTCTTCTGTAACTTTTTTCGAGCATTATTAAGGTCTGTAAGCGGCTTAGAGTTTACTGTATCGCTCCACATACTGGTATCCTCAAGCTTTGCGTAATGTTCTTTTGCATACGAACCGTCTTTGTCGTAATCATATGCATACTGCACACCGTCACTTTCAATAGTGATAACCGGGTGTCCTGCTTCTGTAGCAAGAAGTGACATTCTCATACGTTCCGGCACGACTTCTGCCCCGCTCACGAGGTTGTTAGTATCGTCATATACACTTAATAAGGCGCTTTCAAGATACGGGTCATCTGTAGAACTAACACGTGCGATTTCAAGCAGTTCTTCTTCGCCGACTTCCATGCCTTGACGAAAAAATGCCATTTGTGTTTTTTCTTTACTTAACCCCTTTCTTGCTCTAAGTGTCGGGATTGTGTCAAAATTTGACGGTGCAAGTGATACCGGAAGTCCTTTATGCGTCTTAATCCAGCTTAAATCAAGCCCCTGTTTCTTTCTTTCCGGAAACCAATTTAATCCGAGATATGGGATTTGATTGCTTGCTTCTTCTGTTGTTGTAAGTGCAATAGACTTACTGTTTAACACTTCATTAATTAACATCTATATACCTCCCAAATTATTCAAATACAATCATTGGAAGCGCTGTAGAAACGCCCGCGTCATATGTAGTGCCGGAATGCTTTTCAGCCACGCTTTTATTGATATATGCTTTCTTCAAAAGCACACCCTGCGGCCTGTCTTCTGTGACGTCATATCTCAGAATACCTACGACCGTTGCCGTGTTGTCTGCCTTTCCGTTTTTTCCAATTGGTGTACCGGCTTTTACAATCTTTCTGCCGTCAGCCGTCTTTTCAATAACATCTGTAAAATCAAGTGTCATTGGAATTGCTTCGTTAGGCAGTCTTTTTAAAATCTGAACGTTTCCAGCATATGAAATCTGTTCATACTGCATATTTGACATTTAATTACCTCCTAAATAATGTGACAAAACATCATTGTTGCTTTGACTTTTTGGATTGCTTGAGATAAGACTTGCGGCTATTTTTTCTGCTTCTGTCTTCTCTAAATCTTGGTTACTACCGCCGCCGCCCGGATTCGGTGTACCTTTGGCAATTTCCTGTTCCTTTGCCTGTGCGGAAGCGGTTTCTTTCTCTGAAATAATCTGTCCGAGAACAGTTGTGTCAAAGCTTCCGTCCTCTTTTACAACCGTCTTTGCCTGCTCTGCCGTGATTTTAAAATCCGTCATAGCTTTTTCACGCAAATCTCTAATTGCATTGCTTTTTTGTAACTCCGCAATCTGATTGTTTGCCGTTTCCAGTGCTTTGTTGGCTTTTTCAAGCTCTGTAAGGTTTCCGGCTTCTATTTCATCAATTTTTGATTGAAGTTCGTCTGCCTTGTCAGCTTTCGCTTTATACTCTGCCGCTTTATCTTTTTCTTTCTTTGTTTCACCGTTTAACTGATTCAGATAATTACTCACCTGCTCATCGGTCGGTTCTGAAATTCCGATTGAAATAAGATTCTGTTTTGCCTGTTCTCTTGTCATCGTTTATTCCTCCTAAAATCACGTTTTTTTACACGGTTCTCTCCGCTCGATTGTTTCTGCCATTTGTCGCATGACTGCAAATTTATAAAATAAAAGCAGTTACCGATTATTGCTCGATAACTGCTTTATTTTGCTGATTATTAAGTTGATTAACTATTTCCTGTGCTTTGTTTTCCTGTTCTTTCGCATTTTTAACAGTCTTATATAAGACATCAAGGTATGGCTTTGAAAGAACAAATGTTTTTTCTGAATCTCCCCAAAGCCCCACCGTTTTAATTGCCACAAGTGGATGTATGCCAGATTGAAGCAATACTGTAAGTGTTTGTGCTTTAGTGTACATATTATCCTGTGGGCTATGATTAATTTGCACTTCAAAATCCCGCATTTTTATGCCTAAATCACGGTCCTTAATCCGTATAATATTTAGCACAACCTTTGCAAGCCGCTTTTCCGCCGCTTTTACAATCGGGTCTTTAAGCTTTGCCCTTGTTTTCGAGAAATCCCAACCATTTCTTAATTCCACCGCGCCTTGCGTATCTCCGCCTGTGTTTCCCTGTTTGTTTGGAATCGCAAGAATTGACAATGTATTGTCCCACAAGTCGTCTTTGGCAACTTGACACTGCGTTTGGTTTAATTCCTGCGTCATAATTTCCACGTCTGACTTGTTATCTTTATTAATAGACTTAACAACGAGTGCATGGTTCATTTTCATCTTTTGGAAAGTTTCATCATCAATTTCACAGTTGATAAATTTTACCCAGTATTCAACGAACTGCTGCACCGAATCCATTCGATTTGACTGCATGGTATTTATTGAATCTAACAGGCTGATAACCAATTCAATATCCGAAATTCTTTCGTGATTATTCGGATATTCCACAATCGGGATACTGCCAAACGCGTGCAATCTGCTTTCAATAACTTTGCTGTCTTGAATTTTAAATGTCATTGAATCTGTATAACACAGCTTATAGAAGTTGTTATTTTCATCTTTTAACTCCTGTACAGCAAGCACCGGTTCTTCTGTAGCTTTATTGTAAATAACAAAGGTGTTCATTGGGCTTGGTGCTATTATCCGAAACGGTATGTCGCCGTCAACAATCTGTATTGCCTTAAAAGATGTTCCGGTCGCTGACTGCCACTCTCCTGCCTTAATATCTTTTTCCTGCTTGTTAGCGTCAGACATATAATCGTTCAGCGTATCAACCGCTTTATTGACTTTTTCATCGTCTTTTCGGCTAACGTACTGTATCGGTTCACCATATGTTTGTCCAACCTTAAATTGGACCAGTTCATATGCGTGATTTTCGCAAACTTTATTGTTTACGTCTTCATTTTGCATTTTTATTCTGTATAATACCGGCTGGTCGCCTTTATAATAGTGCCACAAATACCGGATAATAGGCTTGTTATAGTTAAACACACCAATGCAATCTCCAACGACTTTAACAATGTTATCTGCTGTTATTTTTTCAACATTGGTATATGCAATTTTGCGTCCATAACAACCTCTTACGAGTTCGTGGAAATATACATCATTTAACATATTTAATACTCCTAGTAAAGTCTAACTCCGCTTGACGAGCGTGTATCCGGGATTTCTTTGGCTTCATTTTTATCATCATCATTCGGATAATACCAAATCCACTTACGGCAATGCTTGCAAGCCAATTTATGTAAATTGGGGTCATCTTTATCGGCATACGTCAATAATTTGCCACAATTCGGACACATTACAGCCTTATTTTTTTTAGTGTAAAACCTCATATTCAACCTCTTTTGGCATGAAAAAAGCACCACCACATTTCTGTAGCAGTGCTTTCCTCGGAACTTTTACTTTTATTTGACATTATAATAATAACACAGTATTAATATGACATTCAATGACATGACAAGTATTCTTTTCCGTATTTTTCTTCAAATTTTTTGAGCGCCGTTCCGTGCAATCGGATTGTCTGTCGCCATGATTTGTCAATCTCCACCGCAATATCTTCAAACCGTTTTTTTGCTATGTATTTTAAAAATAAAATATTATATAGGTTTTCGTCTTCTATACTTTCAATTTGATTAATAATTTTTTCTTTAGTATCTACGTAGTTGTCAATCATGCCGTTAATTTTTTCTTCCATTTCTTCAATCTTAGCATATGCGCAGCCTGTTTTGTCCGGGTCGCTAGAAGACATAACGCGCTCATCTGTTCCCACGGCTTTAATACTGTATGCCATTTCTTTCATCTGTGCCAGTTCAATCATTTTATTGTTAATCATTTTATTTAATTTTCCAATTTGCTGTAAATATTCCTTTGTCGTCATAAATCAATACCTCCTGCGGAATGGATTAATAGCGGCTTCAATTTTCGCCGTCTTATTTGATTGCGTGATTCTTAATGCAAAATTTGAAAAAACATCGGGTACATCATCTAACTGCTTTTTGCCCGAAACTGAATACTGCTTTAAAAGTCCAACCATGACACCGTATGGTTCTTTTGGGCTGTACAACTGCGAGTCTTTAAAAATAACGTGCTGTAATATCCAGTTTGAGCACTGGAAAATTCGTGCTTCTTTATTCGTTTCTGTCGGCATATCGGTAATATTGCAAACCCAGCCTTTGCTAAGTGTGCGCTTATTGACTTCCATTGCTACTCTATCACCGCCCGCGTTTCGCTCAAATTCGCATTCTTGAACTTTGTTATTGACAATTACATTTGCCGCATTTTCATATTGCATTTCATAATCCGCTGTGTTATCGCACACACAATCAACACAGTAATAATCCTCACCGTACTTTTGAAGTATTGGCATAACAAAGTAGTCTGTTCCTTTTCCTTTTGTATCGCATTGTGCCGTAATTATTTCCGGTTCTCCATGCGGAAGATTAAGGTATCTTCTTATTTTGTCGTCCGGGAACAGCAAGCCCTCACGTTCAATCGGCTCTTGCTTGTACAGACAGCGATATGATATATCGTCCATTAATAACTGCTGGTCTTCAAAAAATTCTTTAGTAAATCCGCTAAACTCATAGTCAAAGTTACTTTCTCCAGTTTCCGGGTCAATGTCCGGGACTGCAATAACTTTTACCCGTGGATTTCCTGCATACATATTTTGAATACGTCCTATCACATCTCTAACACTCCAACGCGTGGCAATGTGAATTTCTTTGCAGTTATGACCGTCCGTATCCTGTATTTTACGTTGCCTTGCGTCTACTGCGTATTTGTTCCACAACTTATCAAGAATCGTTGGATTTAAGGCTTCCTCGACCCCCCCAATCAAGTCGTCGACCAACAAATATTTTGAACTTCTAACCTTTCCGCTATTCTTGCTACCTACCGACGTACACTGCACGGACGGAAACGGTTTGTATTTGCCTATATTGAATTGTTCAAGTTTTGCATTTGTGCTTGTTACGTGTAAATTCGGAAATATTTCACTCCACGTATATTCGTCTGAATTTGTAACAATATCATACACACCGTCAAAATACATTCGCGTTATATCGCCGCTGTGCGAATAAAACAAGCTAAAGTCTTTTGGATACCAGCCAGCCACAAGTGCGTTAAACATTTTTTCGACTGTTGTTTTTCCGGCTCCGGGAATTAACGACACACACAAAATATCGTACTTATCGTCAATCATGCCTTGTAAAGCCTGTGTAAGCCCTATTTTAAGGAATTGTTTGCGCCGTGGCATATAAAACCGCTCTTTTGGTTCTCGCTTCTTTTCAAGGTACATAAAGCCGCTGTCAACGATTTTGTTTTGTGCTTCCGCAAGTAATACGCTATAGTATTTATCCAGTATGTCGTACTGGACTTTATTTTTAAATGCAAACTTTTCTAAATCCCATGCCGTGCCGCCTGTGGAATCAAAAATGAATTTTTCTGCTAACTGCTTTGCTCTTGCCGAAATTTTCAATCCATATTCAACGTCTTTTTCTGTTTGTAGTGCAACTTGGGCGGCTTCTATGTATGCGTTTACTACCGATTCATTAATACCATTACTTTCAATATATTTTTCATACTGACTTACTACTGAAATAAGGCTTGAACTTGCCAAAGAAAAGCACCTCTACTTTCCAAAAAAAGCAAAGGCACTTTCAGACCTCTGCCAATAATTTTTGTTGGTTAGCGACTACAATCAATCTGTAGTCGGTAATATCACTTAATCAATATCTGCAATGCTTTCTACAAAACAATTGTAGTAGATATATCTCTTGCCGTTAAAATCAAACTTAACATATCCACCATCGTATGCACCAATATCAATTTTGCCTTTATATGTTGCAAGTTCTTTACCATCTGCCGTGTATACAGTAATTGTTCTTTGCATACCGCCATTTACATCACTTTTCATATCTGTTACCGCTCTGTCCCATGACGCACATCCGGTCATTCCTAAGCACAATGTCAAGCCTAATACAACTGCTAAAATTTTCTTCTTCATAATATATTCCTTTCTGCTGATAATCAGCAATCATTGTTTATCTCAATTGTTCAATAACTTTTTTGCAAAATCTTATATGACTTTTGCATAATTCAATCCTTGTTTTATTATCAACAGGAACACCATCAAAACATTCTGCATATATACACTTTCGTGCGTTCGTTATTTCAATTTCTGTCAAAAGCCACTCTTTAGCTCTGCTATCATAAAACCCATCGCATAAATGCTTTGCAATATTTATAAATGGCTGTGGGTGTTCTACTACGTCTAATGCTTCTTCAAAGGTGTAATTTCCCTTGTAATCCATAATAATTCCGACAGCTTCATACTTTCCAAGATTAACTCCTAAGAATCTATCTGTAGCTGTATTCCAGATAGCATATAAATTGTCTAAATCGTCTTGCAATGCAACTATTAACATAAAAAGTCACCCTTTCAAAAAGTTTAATACAAAAATGCAAACAAACATTAAAGCAAACACAGCGATTGCTGCCATTTTTACACCAAATAAAAGTTCTAAAATAATTCTAAGGCCAGCTATTAAAACCAAAAGAATTAATGTCAACATAAACACATCAAGTGTTTTATTAAGAGTTTTAAGAATTTTTTTTATCGTTGTTTTTGTCATTGTAATACACCTTGAATCCTTTTAATTTATATTCGGACACGGATTTTCTCAAATCTTCAATGCTGCCGTATTTTTCATTCAGCATAATAGCAGTGCTTCCCTTTTCAGCCGCATAAATGCCGCATGGTATAGCTTTGCTTGCTATTTTAAGGAACCGCTTGTACTCTTTACGTGACATTCCATATACATTGCCTTTAATCTCTACTCTCATGCACATTCTCCTAATCCTTAAATAGCCCGTCAGGAAATTTCCCACCTGTAATTAATATGCCTACGTATTTGTGAAATGTCGGATAACTCATGCCGGCTATTTCCGTTGCTTTTGTTATCGTTACCTCGCCGCTTGCCCATTTATTGTAGGCTTCAATAAACTTGTCCTTATCTACTGCATGAACACCTTTCATAACTTTTACACCTCTTTCATTCTGTAAACGCAGTGTGTAGGAATCGAACCTACAAGCCGTTTCCGACCGAAAGTTTAGCAAACTTCTCCAATACCATTATGGGAACACTGCAAAAAACAAACATGATTAAGACTTCTCTTTATTCATCATACTTACAGCCCATATTCAGTCAACGTGACGATAAGTCTGAGCGTTCGGGTGCGACCCTTGGCTTCTTACCGCTGTCAAGCACGTACAGGATTGATACCTATAAATTTCACGGTTCGTTCAGAATTTTTTTGTGCTAAAAAAATACTTTTTACTTTTGCCATACCGCTACTTTAACAAATCTCTTGTGTTATACCCCAATTTCTTGAGTTCAAGGCAAACCGGCTTAATTGAAATTCCTATCTGTTTGTAGTCTTTCACACCACGAACTTTAACAGGTTATTCCTGCACCGCAGGCGTCTATTATTCGTCAGCCACAAGGATTCTACTTTTGACGTCCTTATGATGATATACTACACCACTTTGTTGCCAGCTTTGCTGTCTTCTTTGCTTAAATTGCTTCAAGCAAAAAGCCTACACTTTCCAGTATCCCGAAAAGCTTTAACTCAATTCAGTGTATCCCGGCAAGGTTGAAAAGCCTATCTGCACCGGGGTAATCATGTTTGTAAATCCCGCCGGACCTTGTGGCGGTCCTTTAATCAGCTTTCCGCTAACGGGAGATAAGGGGGTACCAAAGAATGGGACAAAAGGGCTATCAAAAGCCCAGCTACCCTAACCGGATTTGAACCGGTGATACAGGAATCAAAATCCCGTGCCTTACCGCTTGGCTATAGGGCATTGTTTTGCGGGTATTCCCAACTCTATTTCCCGCACACCTCATTGTACTATCCTTTGTAGCCATTCTTACAGCATTGTTTGACAAGGTGTTTGTTTTGCTTTAAATATCTTTGCTATCCCGATGTAACGACCTTTCGGATTCAAAACCGTTCGGGTAACGATTTCTAAGCTTTGCTTTGTTCATTTCAGCAATGGTATCTAAGTCATATCCAATGCCTTTTGCGGCTACGGCTAAATACCAAAGGCAATCGCCCAGTTCTTTTGCCATGTGGTCTTTATCAAGCGTATGACCTTGAAAAAGCATTTTCTTTACCATGTCGATTACTTCTCCAGCTTCACCGTTCAAACCCATCACTCCATTAAGCAAAAGATTATCTTCGTGTGCTGTGGCTGTTCTACTTGCTGTACGCATTGCTTCTGCCTGATACTCGTTTAATGTCATTGATACACCTCTTTTTGTTTTTGAGATTATTTTTGGTACTTAGTCGGGCTGGGTGGCTGTTTTCATTCAACCCCCACCCCCTAACAGAATCACCATTGCAGGCGATTATCTGCCGTTATTTAATTGTTTGATTATTTACCGTTTTGTTTGCTGTTTCTGACTATTTGTTTTATACATTTCGCTAAACTCATGTTTAGCGAAACTCTAAGCATATCGAAATAGCTTGGACACCAGTAAATACGGCACTTTTAAATTGTGTCTGAATTGTTTAACGTTTCGCACGCTTCTAACTGTGGCAGTTGTGCGCCGTTTTCGTCCAATTCCGTTCCCAACTTCGGGAGGTCTGCCGCTGTCAATGCAGTCTTTCCGAATGTTTCCCGGCTTACTCCTGGCAGATTCCAACCGAAGCGCCTATTCAGTATGGGCAAGTACTTCATTGGATTGTTTCGCCTGTCTTTCATCAGAGCTGTCAAACTTTCCTCAGAAAATAATTTCAATTTTTTAAAAATGTCACTCCCTTTTGAACTTAATTCTTTTGTATATTCCCCCTCTTTTAATCTGCTTACAGTTAAATTACTAATAACATTACCCTCTAAATCCTTATACACAACAACTCTTTTATTGCTATTGTTTAAATTATATATAGCATTTAAAGATATACCCGAAAATAAATGAAAACCAATAACACTTATCTCTTGATTATGTATAAAACATTCGTAAGCATATATGTCTAATATATAATCTACAGCTTCTAAATTGTAAGCATTATTTATATTTTTAGGCATTGCTAAAATACTTGGATTAGCCTTAAAAGTATTTTGGCAAATATATGTAAGTGCTGCATTCCACATAGCCGGATAGATGTCGTACTGGTCTTTAATGTCATTTTCAGTGCAGAACTCTTTTAAATACTCCTCAAAGTCATTTTTGATTGATTCTAATGAGCTTGGCTCTGCTCCTGCTAATTTCTCCAA